AGTTAAATCGAAATCGAGACGGACCTCATGGTACTGCAGGGCAATTAGTGGGAGGGCCAGTCCAGGATTGCGGTTAAAGAAGAAAATAAGAGGAAGGTATACCTTCTTACCGTTGGTACCGGTAGTCATCTTACCGTAGTTAATCTTCTTGGAAGCATCGAGGTAAAGCTCGGAGTAAAGCCTCCACCAGGTCTGGTAGTGCTTGTCAATCCTTTGTCCGCCAATTGATAATTCAACGTCCTTGATCGCACGCTCGGCGACCCACTCGGTGGAGGCGACGGTGTCATCGGAAAGAACGGCGGTAACCGTAGACTCCATCTCTACGTACATGTCAGCGACGAGATCACCGTTACGAGCGACGGTGACAGAGACGCGACCGGAAGGAGCGGCAGTACCGTTGACGGTCTGCTCGATGTTCTCCATAGCGAAGTTAGTGTGGCGACGGTAAACCGCCTGAAAGAAAGTAACCTTAGGGTTGCCAGTCAGGTAGACATCCTGGGCACCGTAAGCGACGAGTTGCATGAGACCACCGGCCATTTTTGTGTTGTTGTACTATATAGCAAGAAAATAATTTCGGGCAAAGTGCGAAAAAAACGTACCGATTTTTCCTGAACATAAATAAATGTCCGATACCGAAGAACCAACTCAGATGGAAATTGATGAAGAGGAAATCACCGATGAAGAGGAAATCACCGATGAAGAGGAAATCGCCGATGAAGAGGAAGAAGTTGATATGAATGAATATGAATATGAGGATGAAGATGATATCGAGCAATACATGACAGTGGAAACTTTATTGGGTTCCACACTCATGACGGAAGATGGTGATACTATATGTAGTGCCCTGGTAAACATGGGTCGACAACTCGAAATCCAAAATAAAATTTTAGTCAAACTTTTGACCACCCTCCAAAAATAGTAGCTTAGAAAAATGAAGTATTATAATAGAAATGTCAGAAGCGACACATTTCATTAATGAAAGTGCAGACCCGAACGAAGCGAACCAAGCGCTATGGGCGAACGAAATTAAAACTTTCAATAATGAAAAGCTCGTATCCCACCTATCAGAACTCGAAGAGTATTGGGACATATATCACAAAAACGACCCTAAGATTCCCTATCGTCTAGGGTATAATATGTTTTTCTTACCCGACGAACTTGACCAAAAAGGTATGCCCAAAGTCATAGACATAGAACGTGTGGTGACTAAATACGTACAGATCCGTGATCATGTTTGTGAAATTTATCACAAAGCCAATGAACTTAAAATGCTGGAAGAATTGGATAAAAATGATCAGGATACAACACTCGCCACTCGTATAAACCGTCTCATCGATCAAGTAGATGATGCGTGGACGATCGTTTTCCGTGCTGCGCGTATCATGGAACGAGTGAACAATCCAACATACGTACCCATTAACCCCGAATCCGATCCTGCTATTTTCCGAATGTCTACTATAAATAAAGTAGACGAATTATCACCTTATCAGCAATCTATCATGCAGTGTCTTAAGCACTTATATTCACACAATATTAGGCGGTACAAGGGGTATTGTTGTGAACAGATCATGACTAAGACTGGATGCCCTTCCAGAGCTTGGAAGCCTAAACAAAGTATAAGTGAGTTTGTGTATAGTGTCGGTAGAAAGGAAACTTGGTTCGATTTATGGAAGAATCTCACTTCAAGGGGTACGGGCTATAAAGATGTCATAACGCATCTTACAAATATAAACGATATGCAGTTTCCCGATATTACAAAGAATAGACATGTGTGGTCTTTTGATAATGGTGTTTTTGTAGCGAAGAAATGGTCCGATAAAACGGGTTTGTACACCGCAGAGTTTTATGATTATGAATCTAAGGAGTTTAAGAGTCTCGATCAGTCTATCGTGAGCTGTAAATATTTCGATCAAGAATTTCCTAATTACACCCACCTCGAGGATTGGTACGATATACCCACACCACACTTCAAATCAATCTTTGATTACCAACAATTTGATGAAGATGTTGCGAGATGGATTTATGTCATGTGTGGGCGCTTGTGTTATGACGTGAATGACCTAGATGGATGGCAAGTTATCCCGTTCCTAAAGGGTGTGGCGAGATCCGGTAAATCGACTATCATAACAAAGGTTCTGCGTAAGTTTTATTGCACGGAGGATGTCAAAACACTCTCGAACAATGTTGAAAGGAAATTCGGTCTTTCTGCTATCAAGGATGCTTTCATGTTTATCGCTCCAGAAGTCAAGAACGATTTGGCACTCGAACAAGCAGAGTTTCAGTCTATCGTGAGCGGTGAAGATGTATCTATCGCGGTAAAACACGAGAAGGCACATTCTATGGAATGGACGACGCCGGGTATTTTGGGGGGTAATGAAGTTCCACATTGGAAGGATAATTCTGGAAGTGTCCTCCGTCGCATTCTCACCGTAAACTTTGGAAAGCAAGTGAAGGATGCGGATCCCACTCTCGAACATAAGCTCGAGGCGGAATTGCCTTGTATTTTACAAAAGTGTGTACGCGCATATCTAGAATACTCACAGAAATACGCTAAGAAGGACATTTGGAATGTCGTACCCAGTTATTTCAAAGATATTCAAAAGCAGATTGCGGGTGCTGTATCCACATTGGAGAATTTCATGCAGTCGCATCATATAAAAATCGATCCCGAGGAGTTCTGTACAGTGACAGAGTTTGTAAAGAAATTCAATACCTATTGCTCAGATAATAACCTCGGTAAACCTAAATTTGGGTACGATTTCTATATCGGCCCTTTCAGTCAACGCGATATATACGTGAAGCACGACACGCGCCAATATGGTGAAAAGTATATCGTGAATCAACAATTCATTTTCGGATTGGGCCTTATTGAAGAGAATCCCATGAGTGGAAACATGTTTGGAAACGATGACTAATTTAAAAGGAAAAGACCACGTGTAGGTATGGAATGCCCGCGAGAGGTTTTTTTAAGAAATCTTAGAACCAAAAAAGGTATAGACGTAGATACGATTAACCCAGATCATTACGACATAGATATTCGTGAAAAAATAGCAGATCTCATGTATGTGATCATATGTAATTATATTAGTCAAACGAGGAACGAGGAAACTCAATACGGAATAGGAAAAATGGAAGAAGCATATTTTTGCACATCAGATTTTGTCACTACAGAAGATGCAGAAAAATGGATAGAAATGAATAGAGACCCAGATGATTTAAATCTCATAGTTTATATTTACGATAATTTAAAAAAAATGGAATCTTGTCAGCATAAAAGAAGCTTACTTTACTTAACTAACATGTTATACTTTTATTTATAAGTTTGTGTGGTTCAGATACCTGCTTTAAGTGTTTCGCATGGTACGAAAAGTCGTAGGGTGTAAATAGACCCTTTATTTTACCAGATACAGCGAATGCTTCATATTCATGGGACACACCCGTACACACAGAAACGAACTCTAAACGAAGCAATCTATCTTCTAACATCATAAACTCTTTAAGAGATTCGGGGGACGCACCATCTTTCTTTATTTTTTCATACATCTCTTTCGATTGTCCATTGGATATATGAAAAAATGATGTTTTATACCCTAGAACACCCACCTCTTTATTGGCCTGATTCCTGGAAATGAATAAAATTAAGAGTACCAATATTAACAATACTGGTATCATTTAATACTTGTCAATAATTTATTTAAGCTGCATTTGAAGGAAACGAACGACCCGGACCCCAGATAATACGAACCGCTCCATTTCCTCCGTCCCCACCAACCTGCTCCCGCCACTCCCAGTCATTCCTATCTTTAGCGCCGCCAGCACACGAACCAGCACCACCACCGTAAAGACCTCCAGCACCACCAGTCCCATCATGAGAAGGCGACAAATTACCATCACCACCACCCGAACCACCACCCCCCGCAATATCTGTAATTATTTCCTTAGCCGCATCAATTGGGTGAGTGGACGGGTTAAAGGTTCCAAAATTATTCAAACCAGCGGCACCACTTGATCCCTCACCTTTGAGACCGACCCCACCACCACCGGCACCACCATAGGAATAATCCATCCCGCGGATTTTCCGTGAACCACCACCACCACCACCACCACCAGTACCAGCGCTAGCACTGATTAAATCATCTTGCCATCCGGGTGAACCAGCCCCATTACCCCCATCACCACTGTACCCACCAGCACCCCCTCCCCCTGAAGAAAGATTAATTTTCGAGACACTACCTTCAGATATCCCACCATTCCCCCCACCGTCGTATGTACCAATCGGACCCCCTCCCGTGGGGATTCGCCCCCCGTAGAACGAGGGGTCGCTGTACCATGACGCGGTTTGCAAGCCGCCTATTCCATGTTCCCCCCCAGTTGCTGATGTGTCCATGAAAGTAGAAGTACCACCATTTGCAGAAGATACTGACCCAGCTGCACCAAAGGTCGCATCGTTGCCATAACCGGCCCCACCAGCTCCTACTGTAACAGTGTATGAATTTCCAGGAACAACAGTTATATTATTTTTATATGCGAGACCACCCCCAGACCCCCCAGATCCCATGTAATAATCAGCCTTACCAGAAGCCCCACCACCACCTACACATACCACACAAACACTGGTAACACCAGCGGGGGCTTCCCAACTAGATGTACCAGGGGTGGTAAAAGTTTCTTCTCCGGTTGGTTGGACACATGCATCATCAGGTCTTGGTTCTTCATTTGTGGATTGACACCCTTCATTTCCCGGTCGCGTCCATTTTCTTTTCCCATTTTCACACGACCCCGGTGTCCATTGTCCTAAGAAATAATCGGCGCAACATGCATCATTATATTCAAACATTTCGTTAGGTTCGTCGCACCCGTCTATACCTGTTCGCCTCTTTTTGATTTTCCATACACCTTCTTCATCTTGGAAACATTTGTTGCCAACCTCCCCCTCCCGCTCCTCGAAAACCTGTTCCCATTCTCCAGCGAATGTTTCGTCGCAGCATTCCTTTTCCCCTTCACCCCCACATGAGAGCCATTTACCTGTAGGTATAGAGAAATCTACGTCAAAAAAAAAATTTTTCGCCTCTTCAGGGGTTGTTTGCTCCATCGTTATGTGGAATAATTTTTCTTGTAAAGGACCATCTTTGTATTTTTTGACAGTTGCAGTTTTGTCTAAATATTCTG